CGTCACGCATTCTACTGTGGTGTCACAGACGCAGAACAATGCCTTTCCTGTGTCGCGCGATCCATGGAACAATGCACATACCCGCACTGTCACTGAGCGGACGGTCAACTATGACGTAACGGTAGCCACAGATGCGTCCACCGGGGAAGTTACCGACGGCATCATTCATTGCTCGGGCACGATGACGGTCTACTTGCCGAACGCCATCGGTGACAAGCGTGACTTATGGATCTGCTGTGATGCCGGCACGGTGGCGGTCACGGTGGCCCGTTCTGGGTCACAAACGATCAACGGCGTAAATGGCAACATGGTCCTCACCGCGCCGGGGGACAACATCGTCATTTGTAGCCCATCGGCCGGCAAGTGGTCAGCAATTCGCAATGTCCTGCAGGGTGACACTGCTCTTCCAACGACTCCGCTTGCCCTGTCGTCCCCGGGCAGCTCTGCTTCCGTGGCACGTGTAGATCATGCTCATCGCTCACCAGGGGCGATTACTGTCGTTACATCTCAGGTATCAGTAGGACCGTCCTCCAATAGTGAAGTCGAGATCATGTCGGCCACGCTGCCGACCAACTTCCTATCGGTGGGAACGACGTTTCGATTTCAACTCCGAGGTACGGTAAGGCTTCAGGCCACATCAGGTACGCTGACGTTCAAGATGTACATCGGCGCGAACGCTGGGCAGACAGTACAGCTTGCCTCGGTCACTTCTGCACAATCGGAGGTCGCTTGTGAATTCGAAGGCATCGCGACTGTCCGATCAACTGGGGCAAGCGGAACGTTCATTTCCACGGGATCCTTCTATCTGATCACATCTGCGACGGCGATGCGCGACGCGATCCAAGGCGGAACCGCAACGACAGCGGTGGACACCACTGCCTCAACCCCGGTAGTTAAGCTCACCGCTCAGTTCGCCACGTCCAGCACGACAAATTTCCTGTACGTGCAGACCGGCGCGATCGAGATCACCAAAATGTAGGAGAGAAAATGGCGCGCTCTGAAACGGCATCGTATCGGATGGAGACCTCATGGCCCGTGGCAAATGTTACGCGGGTGGCGGTGGTCGGATGCGTCGCACCCGACGCCGACGCCGACTTGCCCATGGTCGTAACCGTCTTGCTTCTTCCGAACAAGACGAATGAGACGCCTGCCTTGACGGAAAAAGAAGAGCGGGACCGCGCGTGCGGTGGTCCTATTACGCTTCGGATAACCAACGCCATGTCCGACGGAATCGAGCGCAACACGGACCCGAGGGCGAACCCCTACACACAGGCATACAAACGCAAGGTTATTTCCAAAAACGGGCTCATGGATGACTGTGTGGCCGCGTACGTGTCAGCAGGCGGAAACGTGGACAACCAGTGCAAGGCCATAGCAGAGATACTCAACCTTCCGGCCAACGGCGTGCTTCCGGAGAAGAACGCGTCCTAGCAGAGCCGCGGGTTGTCGACTGACACCACTGCGAAGCATGGCGCACGATGAAGAATAGATGGCTCAACACAACGCCGAGCTCCCCGTGTGTTGTCAACATCTCCCCTTCAGCAGGGGACATTCTCGTTGCGTGGGTAACCTGCGATTCGCTCACTTCAATTTCTGCCCCATCAGGCTGGGAGCAAATCGGAACCACCCTTCAGACACAAGCCGTCGACGCCGGCTCGCACGCGTTCTTTAAGAAGGTAGCGACTGGATCTGAGACATCCGTCTCGTTCAACTTCTCCGATCAGAATTGCATCGCTGGCGTTGTCAGCTTCGGAGACATAGACAACACCAATCCGCTCAACGTTGCGGCCGTCGTCGCAGCGAACGACACGTCCGCTACCCAAGTGGACATGTCGGTCACGCCGACCGTCGACGGCTGCACGATCTGCTGGGTAGTGTGCTGCGACGGACCGACCGGGACATACTCGTGGACGTTCTCGACCATCTCGGGGACGACCGGCTCGTGGGGAACGGCTGCACAGCAGACCTCAGGCTACTACGCCGCCGGGCAGAATGACTGTCTGCAGAGTACGCACGGGGCGATCACCGTCCGGTGCGTTGCCAACACTGGGGGAAGCGGATGTTCACATCCGGCGGTGCTTCTGGCCCTGAATCCGAATCCGACGGGACTGTCGGCCTCTGGCACCGGCGCCTCAGCTCCGGGCGAGGCAAGCGGGTCTGCCTCGATGAATATCGAGGCAGCAGGCAGCGCCGCTTCGCATGGCGCGGAAGCCGTTGGTTATGGAGTTATCGGCCCAAACACATCGGGAATTTTCGACCCGGCTATTTTCGACCCGGCTATTTTCGATGTTGGCAGTACGTCGATTGAGGCGAGCGGGACAGGGGTCGCATCTCCCGGTGGTGCATCGGGATCGGCAACACCGATTCTTGCGGCTAGCGGTACAGGCGCAGCGGGGGCTGGCAGCGCAACGGGCTCTGCCGGTCAGCAAGCATCGGTGGACGCCAGCGGCGTCGGTGTGGCGGCACAGGGAGCGGCGTCGGGGGCAGCGGCTCAGGTGCTGTCTGCCAGTGGGACGGGCGCGGGCGCTCCTGGGGCGGCCACAGGCGCTGCCCTCCCCGTCGTTGCAGCATCGGGCGCTGGGGCAGGCTCAGCTGGGGCGGCCACAGGCGCTGCGGATCTAGCGGAAGCGGCATCGGGAACTGGTGCCCAGGCACCGGGCTCGGCGTCGGGGGCGGCCGTCGGAGCCCTCCCGGCATCCGGCGCTGGGGCCGGCCCCCAGGCCACCGCATCGGGCGTTGCCGTCCCCGTCCTGGCTGCGACTGGGGCTGGTGCGGGTGCTCCTGCCCAGGCCACAGGCGCCGCGGTCGAGATCGTGGCGGCAACTGGGACGGCTGCCGCGGGAACCACGGCCGCATCTGGGTCCGCAGGCATGAACGTGGCCGCTGCGGGGACCGGGGCGGGGGCGTCTCCGGGGGCGAGTGGCGCTGCCGTTGAGCTCGCCGCTGCGTCGGGGACTGGGGCGGCAGCATCGGGCGCGGCTACCGGAGCGGCCTCGCTTGTGTCCGCAGCATCGGGCGCGGGCGCGGGCGCAGCTGGGTCGACATCGGGCGCTGCCACCGAGATTCTGGGGGCGAGCGGAACAGGCGCAGCCCCCCAGGCTACGGCCAGCGGGTTTGCCTCGGCTGGCGAGCCATCCATGTACGCCTCGGGCACGGGAGTTGCTCCCGAGGGCGCTGCTGCGGGCCAGGCTGGCATTGCCCTGCCGTCGGTCGGAACGGGGGCCAGCGCTCCGGCCGGCGCGTCTGGCGGGGCATCTCTCGCCGATGTGGCGTCAGGGTCGGGCGCTGGAGCTCCGGCCGCTGCCGCTGGTGCCGGCGTGCCGTCCATCGTGGTCAGTGGTACTGGCGCAGCCGCTCCGGGAGCCGGTACAGGAGCGGCAGGCGTCGCCATGACCGCCGCTGGCACCGCCGCGAGTGCACCAGGCGCCGCATCGGGTACCGCCGCGGAGTCTCTGGCTGCGACCGGAGCGGGCGCGCAGACACAGGGGGCCGGCTCTGGGGCGGCATCGCCCATCGTTGTTGCGGTTGGCGTTGGCGCGTCTGATCCGTCCGCAGCGTCCGGAGTCGCCACGCCGACCCTTGCGGCGTCCGGCACCGGCTCGGCGCCCAGCGCGCAGGCGAGCGGATACGGATTTCTGGGTGATGTCTACCTGATCACGGCATCGGGAGTGGGAGATGCCGCTCCTGGCGCGGCTGCGGGAGTGGCGCATCAGACGATTTCGGCTGTCGGAGAGGGACATTCAGCCCCTGCTGCGGGCCGGGCGTATGTCTACGTAGGTCCTCGCAACCCTTTGCGCATCGTGGTCCGAGAGTCTGCCCCGCTTGTTTCGGTTGGGATCGCCGAATCGCAAGATGTCTCGGTCACTGTTTGCGAAGCATAGGAGCGCGCTGGTATAGCCGGACGGATTTCGCCCGCCAGTACACCAGGCGCGATGCTCGCCCTATGGCACCTAAGCGCAAGGTCAGTCCCAAAAGCCTGGCCAACCTAAAAAAGTTCACCAAGGGCGTGAGCGGGAACGCCAAGGGTCGCCCCAAGAAGACAGGGCCAACGCTCAAGGACTGGCAAGAGTTTGCGTTAGAACCCCATGACCCAAAGAATCCCGGCGGACCCACCAGGGACGACAAGGTGATGACCGCCTTGTACGACATCACCCAGGACAAGGACGGGAAGGTTGCCATTAGAGGGATTGAGGAGTGGCAGAACCGGGTGCGCGGTAAGTCTCCCGACACGGTCAACCTCAAGGGCAAGCTGGACCTAGCAGCCCAAGAGAACCCCATCACCACCGCGCTTGAGGGGGCCGTGGCTGCGACCAAGAAGAAGCTCGAGAAGGAAGCTTCCCAGAAGACGGAAGAGGACGGCGAGGGAAGCGCCCCAGCCGCGTAGCCCGTGCTGATCGAGTCGTCGCCAGTCCAGCTCTCGAAGCTCGACTTGGCGATCATAGCCATGGGGGGGCACGCCAAGTTCCTCCGCTGGTGGAATGCCATCGACGACGCCGAGGCGAAACTCCGGATGGCATACGACTGGAAGTGGCGGGCCCGGCCGAAGCAGCTTCCGCCGCTGGGGGATTGGGCGACATGGTCTTGCCGATGTGGTCGCGGGTGGGGTAAGACGCTCACGGGGGCGGAGTGGGTGCGCTGGCGCGTAGAGCGCGAGGGGGCGCGCAGGATTGCCTTGGTAGCGCCCACGGCAGCCGACGTTCGCGATGTCATGGTGGAGGGGCCATCCGGTATTCTGGCTATATCGTCGCCCTGGAATCGGCCGGAGTACGAGCCAAGCAAGCGCAGGCTCACATGGCCCAACGGGGCGATCGCGACTACGTTTTCGGCGGACGAGCCCCGTGCCCTTCGAGGCCCGCAGCATGATTCCGCATGGTGCGACGAGGCTGCCCACTGGAAATATCTGGAGGACGCCTGGGACAACCTTCAGATGGGATTGCGCATGGGGGACCCAAAGTGCTTGGTCACCAGCTCTCCGCGCCCGTTGAAGTTTCTGCGGGACCTCGAGGCCGAACAAGACACGGTCACCACCATCGGCAGCACCTTCGAAAACAAGACCCTTCCTGCCAAGTTCCTGTCCCGCCTACTGCGCAATTATGAGGGAACGAGGCTGGGGCGTCAGGAGCTCCATGCTGAAATTCTTACCGACAACCCCAACGCTCTGTGGAAGCAGGAGACGATCGATAGGTACCGCGTGCGTGGATTGCCAGAGGACCTGCTGCGGGTGCTCATCTCGGTGGACCCAGCCATCACCTCGAACCCCAAGAAGAGCGACGAGACCGGCATCATCGGCGTGGCCACGGCATGGTGCAAATGCCATGACGGAACGCCCGAGATTCACGCCTTCGTGTTCGATGACAGGTCTGGAGTCTACAAGCCAGAGAAGTGGGGCGAGAAGACGGTGCAGGCATACGACGAGGCCCTGGCTGACCTGGTGGCCGCCGAGGTGAACCAGGGCGGTGAGCTGGTGGAGCGCAACCTGCGGGCCACCAGGGGCGGCAAGAACATCCCGTTCAAGGCTATCCACGCGAGCCGGGGCAAGCAGATGAGGCACGAGCCGGTGTCCAACCTCTACGAGCAGGGCAAGGTGCACCACGTGGGCCGGCTGTCGAGGCTCGAGGACCAGTGTTGCCAGTGGGACCCCACCCAGGGTGGGACGAGCCCGGACCGCGCTGACGCGTTGACCATCGGCATCACCGAGCTGATGCTTGGGGAATCGACCGAGGTCGGGACGGTCGAGGCAACGGTGATCGGGTGACGATTGATTTTGTACCATTCCGCTGGTAGCATGGGTGTTGGCAATAGGAAGATGAGCCATCTCCATCGGGAACTATGCGGGCAAGCGCCACTTGTCAGCGGTGACTCTTTCTGGTGCCCGGTCGTTGCCGGAGAACCAGGTTCGAGGCCTGGGCTGGGACCGATGTGGCGAGTCCCAGCTGGTCCACCCCGGGAGGGCGCCGGCAAGAGAGTCCCGTTGCGTAGGTTGAGTATTGCCTAGGTTTTGAGTTGTACCGCCATGCGGGTACAACCGTGGAATGCCGAACCCCACCCTCAAGACCAGCTTCTATCTCGACCCTGACACCCAGGCTATCATCGCCGCGCGTGAGGTGGGCCCCGGGACGCGCTCCGAGGTGATCCGATCATGCCTGGCCAGGTACTCCGAGATCTGCAAGCGCGACCGGCCACAGCTCACAGACCGCGAATGGGCGCGCATCTTCGAGGTCCTGGACGACAAGTGGCTGGCCCAGGGGCTTTCGCCCATCCACGTGCCGGCTACGCTCAAGGACGCCGGGGAAGGCGGCCTGGCGTCGGCCACCGGGGAGATGTTCTTTTCCGAGCTGGTGGCGATCGTCGATGCAGCCGAGGTGCACTGGGCTGGGAAGGCACGCAGCGGGGGTGAGCAGTGACGCAGGGAGAGGACGACGGCTTCCCTCCTTTGACTCCAGAGCAGGCGAAGCGATTCATGGAGATACTCCTCGACGAGAGCGTGTTGATCGATGAGGAAGAGGTGACTGCGTGCCCCACCGATGATGCGATGGCGTCACCCTCGTTTCTCGTCTCGAATTTGTCACCAGTCCCGCCCAGATGATTCTTGTCTCGTCAGGTCTCCCCTGGCGTTGCTGGTTGGGCGAGTGGTCTATGCCTCCGGGCCGCACACCCGGGTTCCCTGGTTCGAATCCAGGACCAGCTTCTACCTTGATGCGGGTTGGACGAGTGGCACGTCGCCAAGCTCATAACCTGGATATCCCCGGTTCGAATCCGGGACCCGCAACTGGCTGCGTTTTGAGCCACGGCCGTACCGCGGCGACCATGACCACATGTCATCGTTCAACGAGCTGGAAGTTCCCGCTTCGGTGGCAGCCGGTGCCTGGCTGTCCTGCGAGTCCCTCACGGACATGTACGTCACCATCGGGGGTACCTTCGTGGCTACTCTGCAGGTGCAGTATACCGTCAGGGGAGACGCCAACGCGTCGAACATTGGGTCGGCCCTGACCGCAGCGGGAGCCGTGCAGATCCCGATGCGGGCCAAGAAGATCCGCATCAACACCACGGCATATACCAGCGGTGCCCCCTGGGCTGTCCTGTCGTCTGAGGGATAACCGTGGCTGCCCGCCGTGACCGTCAGCCCGTCGCGAAGATGGAGATGATCTCCTACGACGGAGTTCAACAGAGCAATGCGCGCGAGAAGGAAGAGAAGCGGCTATCCACCCTCTTCCAAGACGCCGGGGCTCTCCCACCTCCATACTCTCTCGATCTGCTGAATCACTGCGCCGAGTTTTCCAGCGTGCTGCCGCAGTGTATCGCGACGATGGTCACGAACTGCGATGAATTCGGGCACCGGCTGACGCCCATCATCGATCTGACCAAGGAAGACGCGGACGCAGCGATCGCAAACGCCATCTACCTGGAGCGCATCGACGAGGCCCAGGGCACGGACAACGCGGAGGAGCCGAGCGAAGCCGACATCCAAGCCCGGCGCGCGGAGATCGAGGTGGGCATGCGCAAGGAGCGCGCCTGGCTGGAGATGTTCTTCAACTACGCCTCGGATGACTGCTCCTTCGTTGAACTCCGCTCTCGGCTGCACACCGACAAGGAGGCCAACGGCAACGGCTACCTGGAGGCGATGCGAAATTCCTTCGGCAAGGTGGCCAAGCTTCGCCACGTCCCGTCCGCGACCATTCGACCCATGCCCAAGGGAAAGTGGATGCAGGTCGATGTAAAGGTGCGGGTATCGCCGATCAAGCTCAAGACGATCAAGGGCTGGCGCCAGTTCCGCCGGTACATCCAGATCTGTGAGGGCAGGACGGTCTACTTCAAAGAGTTCGGCGACCCGCGCGTGATGTCCGCAGAGACCGGCAGGTACTTCGAGGACGGGAAGGATCGGGCTGCCAACCTGGACGCCATGAAGCGGGACGAGCCAACCGCGCGGGAGGCGACCGAGCTTTGGTCGGACTGCTTCTACAACCCATCGGGCCCCTACGGCCTGCCCAGATGGATCGGCAACCTGCTCTCGGTCCTTGGCTCCCACCAGGCGGAGAACGTGAACTTCATGTTCTTCGACAACAACAGCATCCCGCCGCTGGTGGTGATGGTGGAGGGGGGGCGCCTGAGCGGCGATGCCAAGACGATGCTCAAGAAGGTGCTGGAGAACCGGCGCGGGTCCATCAACTTCCACAAGGGGATCATCCTGGAGGCGGCCGCCAGCGACTCCTCGGGCTCATCGATAGCCGACGGCAAGGTGCGCATTCGCATCCAGCCGCTCACCGACCACATCCTGAAGGACGGCATCTTCATGGCCTACGACGAGGCCAACCGGAACAAGATCGGGGAGTCGTTCCGTCTGCCCAAGCTTCTTCGCGGGGATTCGTCCGACGTGAACCGGGCCACGGCCGATGCCGCCCTGGCCTTTGCCGAGCAGCAGGTGTTCTCGGGAACGCGCAACCGCTTCGACTGGCTGATGGACCGCACTCTTCTGACCGACCTAGACGTGCTCTATCACGAGTACGAATCGATCGGCCCAGACCTCAAGGACGCTGCTGGCCTCACTACGGCTGTACAGGCTTTCTCTGGATCGCTCAAGGTGAACGAGTTCCGCCAGATCGCAGGGGAGATCTTCGGTCGCAAGTTCGACCCTGTCCCAGAGGATTGGGGGAACATGCCGCCCGCGCTGAACACTGGTGGAGGCGCTGGCGGTGGCTTCGGCTTCATGGCTGGGCCCGCCGGAGCCGAGAAGGACGCCAATGGCGCAGACCCGGTGGCTATGGCCAGGAACCTCATCAGCCTGCGCAAGGCGGTGCGAGAAGCCGAGGGTGACGAGGCCGTGCGCGAGTTCAAGGCTGACAAGGAGGGGGCGGAGAGGGAAGGCGAGCAGGTGATCCATCTGTCCAGCAGGGACATGAGGCGCCTGGTGAAGCAGGGGAAGCGTACGGAGTAGCCCGTGTGCGATTGCTGCACACTGCAGGACGGAGCCGAGGCGGCCGACGATCTCCTCGAGGACGTCTTCCGTGTGCCCGTAGAGAAGGCGCTGAACCCTCTCCACGCAGTTCAGTTCGTCACGATGATTCGCCGGCTCTCGCGCTCCCTGCGCGCGAAAGCTGGCCCTATCGAACAGGAGGTGTCGGAAAAGGCCAAGGAGCTGGTCGACGCCAACTGGCCCGAGCTCTCGGCATCTGCGCGAGACAATAAGCTGCAAGAGGTCAGCGATCTCATGGAGGGTGCCGCGGAGCGGGAGATGCCGCTCATCTACTCGGTGTTTGACGCGAACGCGAGCCAGATCGTCGGGGCCACCAGGAAGCGCGTAGCCGAGAAGTTCGACCTGAGCATCTCGGCGTCCCTCACTGACCGGGACCAGACTACGTCCGACAATCTGCGCGACACGAACACGCTCTTCGTGCGCAACAACTACCTGCAGGTGTCATCGACGCTATCCGAGAAGGCGCGCGACATCGTGGCCAGCGGCCTAGAGAAGGGATTTGGGCGCGAGGACATCTCGGCAGATCTCATCGAGGCGATGGGATCGGCGAAGCGCCCAGACGGCTACTGGAACATGATCGCCACGGTATTCTCGAACCGGGCGAGAAACTTCACGCAGATCCACGCCTTCCAGGAAGCAGAGATCCTGGCGTACATTTGGGAGTCGGTGGTGGACGAAGTCACGTCGGACCAGTGCCGATTCCTTCATGGTCGCGAGTTCTCGATCGAGACCGTGGCCAAGCGAATCGAGCGCGTTCAGGCTGCCGAGGATCCCGAGGACATCCTGAACATCATGCCCTGGATTCGAAAGGGTAGGAACGATGACGGGGACCTGTCTCTTTACTACAAGGTCGGTGAGAAGCGGCACGAGGTCTGCGTGATCGACGAGACCGGCGAAGGCGAGAGCGACAAGATCGGGAAGTACTCGAATGGGATGGCCACCGAGGCTCTGGCGAAAGCTGGCCTCAGCTTGCCACCTATCCACGGGTCCTGCCGTAGCACCGTTATACCCGCTGGCTAGTACAATCGCGCCGCGGTCGGCTGGTATTTGAGGGGTGACGTTCCATCCATGACCCTGGGCCCATGTCGCTCATCGTGCCGGCTGGCCCGGCCGGGTTCGTTCGCAAACAGTCGATCGCGTCGCTGTTCGGTCATCGATACCCGATCCTGCAGTCTGGGATCGCCCTTGTCGTGAGGAAGAGCTTCGTCGGAAGGGCCGCCCGCAACGTGACCGATGCTGCCATCAAGGAGCGCGTCGACTATTGCATCGCGCTTGCAGCCGAGTTGCATTGCCAGAAGCAGTGGATGATCGAACGCATTCTGGACGAGATGCCAGACGCCCTGAAGTCCCATCTCGACGGGACGAAGTGGGAGCCCAGCAATCGATTCTGTTGGTTTGGCGCAAACGCATAAGGAGAACCATGTCCACCGAAACGACCAAGGCCACCCTGATTCAGAAGATCGAAGAGGCATGCGTTCGCGTGCTCAAGCAGTGCGACTACAAGGAGGGCGTTGCCGTGGCGCTGACCCTGGTAGTCGACACGCTGACCGGGCTGCGCGACCAGCTGGTTGCTGCTCCCGAGATGGACTCCAATCTGTACGACGCGCTTTGGCGCGAAATCTACGACATGCAGACCGTCCTGAGCACGGTCTCCAATGGCTTTCCGATGGTGCCCGCGTCTGAGGTGGCGGAGCTCGTGAGCAGCGCTGCTGCCCAGGACACCGAGGAAGTGCCTGCCGTGCAGATGGCAGCGAAGTGCGCGGAGGTGCTTGAGAAGGCCGCCGGGGCGAAGGGCATCGAGGCAGGTGCCCAGGTGGCCCTGGTCAAGTGTGCCCTCGCGGTCTGGAAGGCCTCCGGGGAGACCGACGTCGACGGCGCGAGCGTGAAGGTGGTGCTGTCCGCGGCTCTTCCCGCCATCCTGAAGGCCTGCGTCGACAAGAAGTCCAAGGAGAAGGCCGAGAAGGAGCGCATGGAGACCGAGAAGGCTGCGGCCGATGCTGTCGCCAAGGCGGATGAGGAAGCCAGGGTCTCGAAGATCGAGTCCATCGCCAAGGCGGCCAGCCCGGCTCCCACTCCCGCCCCTGTTGCCCCGAAGAAGCCGGTGGACTGGGGCACGGACCTCAATCGCAAGCGCTAGCCATGAAGCGCCAACGCAGGTTTGCGCGCATCGTGAAGAGCGAGCAGGTAGACGGTGATGCCGCCACCCTAAGTATCACTCTCACGGTGCGCGGTGACACCAGGAAGGCTCTGGAGGCTCTCGGGACGGAGTCGCTTCGGCCAATGTTCGCGGATGCCTTGGTGTCCTCAATCGCCAAAGCATCTGCCTTCGCTGTCACCCCATCGGGAGAAGCTAGCCCGGCCCGCGTCTTCAAGAGGGCGATCGTGTCCAAGGCCGAGGAAGAGCGCTACGTCCTAGGCGTGGTGATGGAGCCCGACGCCGTGGATACCCAAGGGCACACCGAGACCGCCGAGACGATTCGCAAGGCGGCCTACAAGTTCCTGGAGGCCTACCGTGGGGGAGGCGATCAGGGGCAC